AGAGAACTTGAGTACGATTTGCTTCAACGCACAGACGCCAACATCGGTGTACTTGCATTGGAGGAAGATGTCGCAACGACAGCTCTGGGAATTATGTCGGTGGCATCATCTAGGCGACTGCATTTGGAGGAAGACTCGCCTGTTGATGAGCTTAGACCTCATTGGGAAGCAACGATGGGGTCTGGACGTTATTACCTGTTCGATCACTGGGGGTCAACATCAGCCGATGAGCTTCTTTCAAGAGTACGGCACATGGCAAAGGCCTGTGACTGTCGATATATCATCCTCGACCACCTGTCAATCGTGGTTTCTTCTCAAGAGAACGGGGACGAACGGAAAGCTATAGACGAGATTATGACCAAGCTACGGACACTGGTTGCTGAGACAGGTATCACCTTGTTCCTCGTGTCACACTTACGTCGTGGCTCAGGTACTGCACACGAAGACGGTGGCAGGATCAGTCTTCAGGACTTGCGTGGTAGCCAGAGCATCGCACAGCTATCCGATATTGTCATCGGCATGGAACGCAACCAGCAGCACGAGGACGAAGAGGTACGCAACACAACAACAGTACGCATACTGAAGAACAGGTACGCTGGTGAAACTGGTCCCGCTTGTTGGCTACGGTACGACAAGTTTACTGGACGTATACACGAGTGTGCTAATCCAGCACCAGTGGAGACTGAGTTCTAACTTTGCCCTCTCCTGATACGCCTGCGCGTAAAGACAAAAAAGATTTTATCTCTCAATATAAGATAGATAGAGGTTGTTCTGTTTGTGGTTATAACAAGTGTTCTGCTGCTCTTGAGTTTGACCACATAGATAGAAGTCAGAAAAAGTTTAATCTTTCTACAGGCTTCAGACACTCTTGGAAAAAGATACACGAAGAACTAGAAAAGTGTGTTGTGTTATGTTCTAATTGCCACAGAGAAAAGACAACTAGGGAAAAGGATTATCGGGAAGTAGACTTTGAAGAACCTGAAGACTTACAACTTGATCTTCTGTGACATCGAGACTGATGGTCTTGATGCTACAACTATTTGGTGTTGCGTGTGTCGCAACAACGGGGAAAACGAGGTGATCTACAATGAACAACAGTTTAAGGATTATGTATCGAATAAAAAAGAAGCTACGTTCGTATTCCACAACGGAATTGGCTTTGATGTTCCTGTGGTTGAGCGTCTTTGGAACTTTACTTTTGACAGGGATCATGTCATCGACACTCTGATACTCTCTAGATTGTCAGACCCTAGCAAGTCAGGCGGTCACTCTCTACGTAACTGGGGAAACATCTTATGTTTCGCCAAGGGAGACTACGAGGACTGGTCACGGCTTACGCAAGAGATGGTAGATTACTGCGTCCGTGACACAGAGTTAACAGAAGCAGTGTACAAGAAACTCGTGGTCGATCTGGATGGCTTTTCTCAGGACAGTATAGACTTGGAGCAACAAGTACAGTGGGTTGTCTCACAACAGGAACGCAACGGTTGGCTGTTGGATCAGCGCCTGTGCCACACACTGTGCGCCAAGTTCAAGGAGCGTATGTATGAAATCGAGGAAGAACTCCAGAGGGTGTTCCCGCCGATTGTTGAGGAAAGGTGGTCTGAGAAGACAGGAAAGCGCCTTAAGGATAAAGTTACGGTATTCAATCCCGGTTCGCGTCAACAGGTGGCAGAAAGACTTGAAGCTAAGGGTGCTATTTGGTCGGAACTCACACCGTCTGGTAGGCCACAGGTGGACGAGAAGACGCTCGAGGAAAACAAACATATACCGGAAGCTGTTCTCGTCCTTGAGTACCTTCTTTTGCAAAAGCGTTACGCACAAGTATCTTCTTGGCTAGAACACGTGCAGGATGATGGCAGAGTACACGGGAGAGTCACAACAAACGGTGCTGTCACGGGGCGCATGACACACCAGAGTCCTAACATGGCTCAGGTTCCATCAGTGAACTCACAGTTTGGTAAGGAATGTAGAGACTGTTGGATTGTTCCTGAAGGACGTAAGCTAGTAGGTGTTGACGCTAGCGGACTAGAGCTACGTATGCTGGCTCACTACATGGGAGACGAGGAGTTTACCAATGTCTTACTTAGAGAGGATATTCACACCAGAAATCAAATTGCTGCAGGACTTGCAACAAGACCTCAGGCAAAGACTTTCATCTATGCTTTCCTCTACGGAGCAGGAGATGCTAAGATTGGAAGCATCGTCGGAGGAACTGCAGAAGATGGGAATACTCTTAGGGAGCGCTTTCTACGAAACACACCTGCTCTTGAAGCTCTACGAGACAGAGTTGGACAGGCTTCTGTCAAGGGGTATCTCAGAGGACTCGATGGAAGAAAGCTCTGGGTCAGATCAAGACATAGTGCACTGAATACGTTGCTACAGGCAGCAGGTGCTATAGTAATGAAGAAGGCTCTGGTTATCCTAGATGACTACGCACCGAAGAATAACTTTGATTACAAGTTTGTAGGGAACGTACATGACGAGATACAATCGGAGGTGGCTGCTGAACAAGCAGAGAAGTTTGGCTGGTTCGCAGTCGAGTGCATCAAGGCGGCTGGCCTTTCTTTTAAACTCAAGTGTCCGCTCGACGGAGAGTTTCAAGTCGGCAAAACGTGGACAGAAACTCACTGAGGATAAGAAACAATGAAGATCTATTCACTGGTAGACGACATATATAAAGTAGTATCTAACAAAGAACCAGCAGAAGGTGTTGATCTGTACGACGAGATTGAACTCTTTGGTGAGAACTGTAAGCGACTGATGACCAACCTGTTCACAGAGAAGCGCGACGGTCGTACCTTACGTATGTCTAACATTGGTCGTGACGACCGTTACCTCTGGAACGTGGTGAACAATCCAGACGTAAAGGAAGAAATGACTCCTAATACGTACGTTAAGTTTATGTACGGTCACTTGATCGAAGAGATGCTGCTGTTTCTCACCAGGATTGCAGGACACGAGGTTACAGATGAACAAAAGAAGTGTGAGGTTAACGGTATATCCGGCTCTATGGACTGTAAAATTGATGGTGTTGTCACTGACGTTAAGTCTGTTTCGACTTTTGGGTTTAGGAAATTCAAGGATGGCAGTCTGGCTTTTGACGACCCGTTTGGTTACGTTGCTCAAATTAAGGGTTATGCACACTCAGAAGGAAGAGACAACCGTTTTGGTTGGTTAGCTATGGACAAACAGAACGGACATCTAGAGTACTTGATGTACGACTCTGACGATACACAAGCACCTGTCCACGAGAAGATAGGCTACGACATTGAGAAGCGCATCGACCACATAAGAGCCGTGGTTGAACAAGAGGAACCGCCAGAGCATTGCCACGAGCCAGTACCTGATGGTAAGAGCGGCAACATGAAGTTAGCTGTTGGCTGTTCTTACTGTCCGTACAAGCACACTTGTTGGCCGGGAGTTAGAACCTTCTTGTACTCAAGTGGTCCACGATACTTAACAGAGGTATTCAATGAGCCGAAGGTCACGGAAATCTAAACTAGGCAACTTCAGATCGGAGTTTGAAAGAGATGTCGCAACGCAGTTACAGCCATTTGGTTTTAGTTACGAACCTTACCAAATACCGTACCGTATCGAACGAAAGTATACCCCTGACTTTGTGTATGACTACAGAGGACAAACGTACCTCATCGAATGCAAAGGATACTTCAGAGCAGGAGACACGCAGAAGTACCGCTCAATCGCTAACTGCCTTGGAAGCGATCAAGAACTTATCTTCGTACTTATGAAGCCCAACCAGAAGGTGAACAAGACAACTAAACTGACTATGGCTCAGTGGTGCGAAAAGCACAGCATCTTGTGGTACAGTATCGACACACTAAAGGACTTGGTTGATTATGTCTCTGACACTAGAAGAAACTAAAGAGCGTATCCTGCGTCTGTACGATCCCGACGATCTCTTGGAGGCTCTGCAGATTACCGCAGAGGAGATCCTCGATAGGTTTGAAGACAAGCTGCTGATAAACTTAGACCAGTTTCAGGAAGACCTAGAGGAAGACTATGAGTATTGACAACGCATCTCCTAAAGAGTGGGACACAGTAACAGGCAAATTGTATCATCCACAAGACAACCACAACTCTGTTACCAAGCCTGCTCACTACAACAAAGGTGGCATCGAAGCTATTGATTACATCAAGCAACAACTAGGTGACGGCTTTGGTGACTACTGTGCTGGTAACGTAATGAAGTACGTACACAGATTCAAATACAAGAACGGACTAGAAGACCTAAAGAAAGCCAGAGTCTATCTTGACTGGCTTATAGAGGACTTAACTAAATGAAGATTATTGAGGGGAAGTTTGGAGATAAAGACAAGAAGCAGGAAGACATAAGTGCTCCTGAGTTTCTTGCTGCACTAGCTGTTAGAGCTAAAGACCAGCTAGACGAAGGAAGAGAACCAAAGGTAGTGGTTCTGTTTTACGAAGATGGACATCCGTTGGAGATTACAGCTACCGAGCAGTACCCAGATGGTGTATACTTTGTGTTAGGGATGGCGCAAAGATTAATTGCTGTCTCTTATACACATCTGACGCTGCCGAC